CAGGCCAGCGGGGGCTTCTCTCATTCCGAGTCGGTCTGCTCGACGAACCCGAACGCGGTCAGCGCCTGTATGACGAGCGCGACCTGCGGGTAGTCGGTGCCGAAGTAGGTGGCCAGGGACAGGGCCATGCCGAGGCCGGCTGCAACCAGCCCAGCCTTGGACTTGTACTTGGTGGGCAGGGCCCCGGCGATACGCGCCAGGCCCTTGCTGGTCACCTTCGCGTGACGGCTCACTTGACGCCTGCCTCCTTCTGGAGCTCCTTGAAGCCGGACTTGCCGATGACCGGGTCGTACGACTTCCCCGCGGTGCGCAGGTGAGGGTTCTTGTTGTGGAACCGGGCGACCGCCTTCTGGGTCTCCGGGCCGTAGTAGGTGCTGTACGCGCCGTGGATCGGGCCGTAGCCGGCCTTCACCAGGAAGTGCTGGAGATCGACCACCTGGGCGTGCTTGGCGCCCGGCTTGACGGCCGCGTTCAGGGCGACGATCTTCGAGACCGGCTTGGGGGCAGGCTTCGCGGGAGCGGGCTTGCTCGGGGCCGGCGCAGGAGTGGCCGGCTTGCCCTTCTTCGCCTTGACCAGCTCGATCAGTCGCTTGATCGGGAAGTTGCCGGGGTCGCCGTGGTCGTTCTCCGGGACGTGCTGGTGACCGCAGATCCCCTTGAACGCCTCCCACTCGGCGAAGCTCATGCGCTGCCCGCTCTTCGAGCCGTAGCTCGACGGGTAGCTCAGCCACGGCTTCGAGGTGGAGACGAGCGGCACGTCGTAGGTGTCGGTCAGCCAGTCGATCAGGTCGACCAGGCCCGCGAGGTCAGCGTCGGACGCGCCCGGCCAGAAGAGGCCCGGCCCACCCTTGGCGCAGGTGCCGACCAGCTCGATCTGGATGACGTTCAACGTGTTGGTGTCGACGCCCCCCGCCGCGTTGACCAGGGCCCGAGCGGAGTGGTTGGCGTAGAAGTGCTGGTGCACCTCCTTGCCCTTGACGGTGAAGGTCGGCGCCGAGCCGCCCCCTCCGTAAGAGGGGAACGAGCCGCCCTCGGTGGTGTGCAGAACGATGACGTTCGGGTGCGGCATGGTGTCGCCGTCGTACGCCTTGCCGAACCACTGGACGGTGGAGTTGCCTCCGGGGTAGATGTGCGCGGTCACGCTGTTGTTCCTCCTTCTTCAGCCCGCAAGGCGCCGAGCGGCGGCCAGCACGGGGCGGATGTCTTCGATGTGGTCGTCGAGGCGCTCGGCGACAGACAGTCGCTCGCGCCGCTCGTGGCCGATCTCTTCGCGCAGGGCCGTCAGGTCGCGGTTGTGCCGCTCCTGGCCGTCGATGACCCGGTCGATCCGGAACATCACCGCGTCGAGGTCGTCTCGCAGGTTGGTGCTGTGGGTGTTCGCAACGTGGTCTCGCGCCACTTGCACGTTCTCTCGGACTTCGACCATGGCGTTCGCCTGGCGCCGCATCATCTCGATGAGGACGCCGACGACGGCGACACACACGGTGCCGCCAGTCGTGACGAGCGCAACTTGCACACTGGGTTCCATGGCCAGAGCGGTCACGAGAGCGTGGCCTCCAGGCGGGCCAGGCGCGCTTCGAGGTCGGCGACCTGCTGGGCCTGGCGCTGGACGACGGGGACGAGGGCGACCCCGAGGAGGTCGTAGCGCAGCCCGTCCACCTCGCCGTCGAGGTAGTTGACGAGCCAGCCGAAGCCGGCCTTCTCGGTCTCCTCTGCGATCAGGCCGACCTCGTCCTTACGTCCCTCGCGCACGGTGCCCTCGTCGTCGACCCGGTCCTTGCGGTCGTAGATGACGGGGCGGAGCTTCAGGACGTCGTCCGGGTTGATCGCGAAGTCGCGGACGTTCTCCTTGAACTTGATCGAGGAGGTGTTCCGGGCGAAGGTGCCGTCACCCTGCACCCACACCGCGTAGTACGTACCGGAGCCGGACACCGAGTCGGCATGGACTCGCTTCGAACCGTTGGCCCAGGAGATCGTGTCGCCCGACTCCAGGTAGGAGGAGTGGGAGTGAGAACTCGGGGCGAACGTGCTGGGCTTCGAGGTGATCGACGACCAGGTGTGGGAGTGGGTCGCCGGGGTGAAGGTGGTCGGCTTGCCGGTGACCGAGTCCCAGGTGTGGGAGTGGGTGGTCGGCGCGAACGTCGTGGGCTTGTCGGTGATGTCGGCCCACAGGTGCGTGTGTGCGGCCGGGATGAACGAGGACGGCTTGTTCGTCAGGGTCGACCAGTCGACCGACTGCGAGACGTTGCCCCACGCCGTACCGTTCCAGAACTCCCACGTGGCCAGCGTGGTGTTGTAGCCCAGGCGCCCGATGCGGGGCGAGGCCGGCCGGGTCGCGGTCGTCCAGCCGCCTACCGTGCTGCCGACGAACTGACGGTCGCCCGTGACGGACGCGGCGGAGATCGAGGTGACGCTTGCGCCCACCGCGACGGTGGCCAGCGACAGCTCGTAGATACCCGTGTCGGTCTGGGTGAGAGCGGGCGGAGTAGAGGAGCCGGCCGTGCCCGGCTTGACCACGAGGGTGATCGAGTTGGTCGCAGGGTCCAGCTTCAGGACCACGCGGTCCACGCGGGCCGTCGTGTTGGACGCCGTGACCGTGAGCGGCTCGATCGCCGTCGAGTAGATCGCGTGACCACGAACGATCGCGAAGCCGGAGTTGACCTTCACGGTCATGCCTGTGCCGTCCGCGTAGACAGACAGGCCAGTACCTCCGACGCTGTCCGCGACGCCGGTGGACTGGAACTCCCGGAAGAGACGGGAGTAGTCCGTCTCGGTGACAGCCTGGCTGTCGAAGGGGTAAGACGTGATCGCCACTTGCGGGGCCTCCTTGGGTTACAGGACGAATGCGCCAGAGCAGCGGATCGTCTCGCCTACGTTCAGGCTGTACGTGTTCGTGGTTCGGACGGTGACGTCGCCGGTCGCCTCGACATCGCACTCGCCGTCAGCGAATCCGGTGGAGTAGATCGCCGTCACCGTGCGGGCCGGGCGGTACCCGGCAGGCAGGTTGGCGATGACGGTGTCGGCGAGGTTGTACGGGGCGCTCGTGCCCGCATCGAACTTGGTGGTGATGGCCAGGTCGAAGCCGAACGAGCAGACCCCGTTGATCTTCCTGGCCTGGAAGTTGTTGACCGTGACGCCCGAGCCTGCGGTCAGGCCGGTCGTGATGACCGTGGGCGCCTCAACCGGGGGCGGGTAGAGCGACGCTCCCACTTGCACACTCCTTACGCGAGGGCGACCCAGAACTGAATGCCATTGGCGGAGAACAGGGTCGACGGGGTGATGGTCGACGGCGCGGTGGTGGCCGAGCTGGTGAACTTCGCGAAGCGCCACACCTGCGTGCCCAGACCCATCAGGCCGTTCGTCGTGCCGGTGCTGTCCCAGCGCGCCATGGCCGGACCGTCCACAGGGGAGGAGGTGTAGCTGAAGCGCCAGCACACGTAGTAGATGCCGGGCGCCAGGGTGACCGACGCGGTCAGCGGAGAGGACGACCAGCCGCCACCCGTGACCGACTGCGTGGCGGGCTCGTAGGCCGCGGTGGACATGTCGCCGGTCGCACCCTTCAGCGTCCCGGCCGTGTCGTAGATGCCGGCCCAGGAGCCGGTCAGCAGGCCGCCCGCGTAGCCCTGCATGTGCCACACGAGCTTCGACACCGTGATGGACCGGCTGACGTACACGGCCGTCATGCGGCCCTGCCCGACACCGGAGTAGTCGGCGCCCGACGAGAGGGTGCCGGGGTCGCCGGCCCACGCCTTGACGCCCAGCGACTCGGGGGTGAAGTCGCTCGGGGGAGTCACCGCGTAGTCCGCACCGCTGGCCTCGCGGAAGCGCGGGACGCCTCCGGTGGTGTAGAAGATCGAGCCGACCGGGTTCGAGTTCGGCAGCGTGGTCGCGTTGGCCAGCGCGATGACGGAGCCGGACGCACCACCGAAGGAACCGGACGAGCCGACCCGCAGGTTGGGGACGGTGCTCGTGCCGTTCGCGGTGACGGCGCCGGCCAGCGTCAGGTTGCCGCTCGCGTCCAGCGAGAACTGATCCACGCCGTTCACGCGCATCACGGCGAGGCGGGCCGACTGCCCGGAGGGGGAGTCAGTGATGATCGGGTTCTGGGTGGCGTCGGTCGAGGTGACCGTGAAGCCCTTCGCCGCGGTGATCCTGCCCGACGTCGAGCCGTCCGCGTTGGACGGCAGGGCGTTGACGTCCGAGGCGGCCAGGACGACCGCGCCGGTCTTGGTGTTGACCGAGGTGACGGGAGCCGCGCCGCCTCCGGCGCCGACCTGGAAGACCGTGCCGTCCGCCTGCTTGATGTAGGGCAGGCCGGCCTTCGAGTACAGGAAGACGCCGCCCGTGGTGGTGGCGGGATCGGCAGTCAGGTCTCGCAGGCCGAGCGCGCCAGCCGAGGTGACCTGCGCGGTGCCGTGGTGCGTCGTCGTGCCGAAGGTGATCGTGCCGTCCGACCGCTTGGCGTGGATGACGGTCTTGTTGAACGTGCCGTCATCGTTGCGTGCCGACAGGCGGAAGTCGGAGCCGGCGCCCGTACCGTCCTCGGCGACGTCGTCGACCTGGGCCTCCCAGCGGGAGACGCCCGTGCTCATCCACCGGTACACCCGGTAGTTCCCGGGCGCCTTGTCGATGCTCATGTACGTCGCGCTGAGCGTCGCGTTGGCCTTGCTCGGCAGCGACTCGACGACCTGGAACTTCTCAGCCCCGGACGCGGTCTGCACCCACAGCTTCCCGGCCTTCGAGTAGAGCTGCGCGCCCATGCTGGTAGTCGCCGGGTCGGTGGTGTCTCGCGTGCCGATGGCACCGTTGACGCTGAGCTTCACGCCACCCTGCGAGCTGTCGGCGATGCCGATGGCGACCTGACCCGTGGTCCGTGAGATCCAGATCGGATCGTTGATCTTCGTGGTGCCGTCGTCGGCGAAGGCTTCCACCCACAGGTCGGAGCCGTTGTTCGAGCCGGACTCCGTACCTGCCGAGCGGATCTTCCAGCGCATCGACCCGTTCTTCTTGATGTCGATGTTCGGGTCGCCGGAGGTGTCGTTCACCCCCACCGAGCCGGTGAAGACCGGGTCCGAGGAGACCGTGCCAGCGGGACCCTGCGGGCCCGTGAAGCCGGAGATGGCAGGCTCCGGGATTACGGAGAAACCCATCAGGCTGTCACCTCCACTCCGCTGATGAAGTAGGCGCACGTCGTCGTGCTGCCCTGGACCTTGACCGTGTCGCCCGCGTCCATCACCTGGGAGATGTCGAGGGTGAAGATGCCGTTCGCAGG